GGATCAATCCTGCGAAACCGCCGCTTCGCGATCGCATACACGAGATTGATGTTTTCCTCGATGATGCGCTGGCGCAGGGCTGTTCGGCGCTTGCCGCGCAGCCGTCCCAACTGGCGGAAGTCATCCCGGCTGGTCAATCCCATCCTCCCTCATCTCCTGCATCACCGCATCCAGCAGCAGCATCGCCTGGCGGATCAGGTCGATGGCGGTTTTGAGTTGGCCGATGGCGGCGGGGGTCACCCTTCTCATACGGCCGCTCCGACCGGTATTTCGTCCCAGGTTCGTCCTTGAAGAATGCGACCGGCCTTCTTCTTGTTCGTGCCACCCCATTGCTTGAAGAAAAACGGCACCTTAGCCGTCTCGCATTGCTCTTTGATCTGGACAACCCACTCCTCGCGCATCGGTCTGGCACAGGGGCCGGATTCGCCGCCGACAATCACCCAGTGGATGCCCGCCAGGTTGAGGATCGGCAGCGGACCAAGCAGCGGCTCTAACGACAGAAACTTGATGGCCGCTCCGGTGGCGCGCAAATCGTCAATGCGCGACGTGTACTGCTCCGATTCGACCGACACGCCCATCCAGATGTTTTTTGCCCAGGGCAACTGCGGCGACAACTGAAGCAGTCGGCCGGATCGTTTTGTCAGAATCTGGAACTGGTGCCAGTGCGCACGTTTCATGACATCGAAGACCTTCTGGATAAAGGCCAGGGGGACGTCCTCATGAAACAGGTCGCTCATGGAATTAACGAAGATGACCCGTGGAGCCTTCCAAGACAGCGGCACGTCCACCACGTGAGGATGGACGGTGAGCGAAAAGCCGTTCGCGTAGTTCGGCTGCCCCATCGCCTCGAGTCTCTTGGCCATTCGCTCCGCATAGCAGTTCTTGCAGCCGGGGCTGATTTTGGTGCACCCCGTCACCGGGTTCCATGTGGATTCGGTCCACTCGATTTTCGACTTAGTTGCCATTGCCGACTGCTCCTTTCTTGTACTTCGTGAACACCGCCTGAGCAATCTTGTCGCCAGTCGGGTTGTGCTTGGCTTCGACGCGGCGGTTCCACTTGGCAACCATCTCGTCCTTGCCTTTGACACAAGGACCCAGCGCGTCGCACTTCTTGCACACAAACCACCATCCCCAATCGCGGTGCAGTAGTTCTAACTTGGTCCCGCCACAGAACGGGCACGGCAAGGGCTTGGTCTTCGCCATCACGCACCGCCTTTCGGTTCAGCTCCAAGCCTTCCAGTTGGCTTCGGCGCGGCGGTTCCACTTGGCGATCAGCGCCTGAACATGGCGTGCATGGCCCACCGCTTGCTCCTCTTCTCGGGCGGGTCCTCGATCCAGATGCGGCTCCGCCTCCTCCTTACTCACTGACTGGCACCTGTCGGCGACCCAATTGGCGAATTCTATGGCACATTCGACGCTCCCATGGCCCAGGTATTTGCCCAGCCATATTTCGTGCCACTTGGCTTTGATTTCATCGTCGCTCGGCCGTCCCTTCCCGCGCTCGGCCCGGTCCGCATCAAGCGCCGCCTCGCACGCGCCGCGCACGCGTTCGGTAAACTCTGCCTGAGTCGGCCCAAAGTGCAGGCCCACGCTCGCCTCAGCTACAATCGTCGTCAGTTGCTCGTCGCTCAGCATGTCGTCTCCAGTTCTACCCCGCGTTGTTCGATTTCCTCCCGCACGATGTCGCGAATGAGGTCTTCCAGTGTCGGCGGCGCGGGCGGCGCAATCTTCTCGTCTGCTTCGTTTTGTGGGCTGCACAGTCCAGTCTTGATGAGGCACTCGCGGCACCACTCGGCCTCTAATTTCCGGTCGGCCGCTTGAAAGCCGTACCCCCCCCAGTTGACGCCAACGGCGACGCGCTTAAGAAAGTTCTTGTCATCCTCTGCTGTTGCACCGCACCGATCGCATTTTAAAGTCACTGTTCTCACGTCGTCCTCTCAAAACCCCCGCAAGTAAAAACATCAGGCACGCGGCGCGTTCACGTCGTTGTACTCATTCACGATCTTTGTCAGTTGCTCGTCGCTCAGCATCCATCATCTCCAAATCTTGTGCGAGTGCGTGCATCTCGTCCGCGCGCCCATACTGGCAGTCCTCACAGCCGTACCGACTCACAGGCAGGTCAGACGGCTCACCACAGCACGGGCAGCGGAATGGGGTGTCGTCGTTATTGCGCGTCCACATTGTCACCCTCTGCAAGTAAAAACATCAGGCACGCGGCGCGGCCTCGATAATTTCGGCGTCCATGAGGCATAGGTCGCGCACTTGCTGAGCGAGCAAGTCGTCAACAAACCCCCTTGTGTTGCGACATGTGCTCTGTGAGCTGCGCCATGTCCTCGTGTGGATCGTGCTGACAGTATCGTGGCCGGGGCCGCTGGCGACGATGCGGAACTCGTCGCCATTTTCCCGCCGCACACAATCCCCAACCCGCAACCCCGTAATCTTCGGTTCCCGCTTCTCGTACAAATCTCGAATCTTGATGTTCATCTCATCTCCAAGCCACACACACCCTCAGCAATCAACACGTCATCATCGTGCGCTACGAGCTTCATCGACTCGGGCTCGCACGGTTCATCCGGATCAATGCCGTTCTCTTCGCGAACATGCTTGGCCCACGCCGTTGCTGCTGCTGCATACGTCGGCGCGACAACCCATTTTATGTCATCACCATCAATCACTTGATACAGCATCGTGTCATCCTCTTAAAACCCCCGCCGCGCGCCCCACACAGGCAGACGCGGCGGGAGGGAGTCCCGGCAGCACGTTGGCGAACACGCTGCCGAAGTCACAGAACGCGGGGGCGGCGCGCCAACCGCAAGCGCTGCCGCTGGTGGGCGGGAGTGTCGCGAGCCATCGCGAGACGCCCTGCGGTTCCGGACCCCGCGTAGAACGATGATGTCCATTGGTCATTGCCCCTTGTATCCTGGTTGTTTCGCGGCATGCCGCCTGTTGCGCAACTCCTGAATCTGATTCGCCATTGCAATGATGTCGTCGCCCGCTTCGTTGTCATGGCATAGGTCGGCAACGAGGCGTAGAATCTCATCCGCCCTATCGGAATTCTGAGTGTTCGTCGCCTGCAACAGGCACGCCGCGACGGTCGCCGCAACGCAATCTGATGCCGCGTTCTGAAATACCTTCACAAACAGTGCATCGTCGAGCGTGTGATCCTCTGTGATGATTGCGTAACTCATTGGTTGTCCTTTCTAATATGCCGCCTTGCTAAGTGCGGCATCTGCCAGCTTTAACGACACGCACACGGCACAATCGTTGCACCGCTCATCGCCGCCAACATGGGCCGTCTGCACGGCATCCCGCAGCCTCTGAAGCGCGGCCAGTAGGTCCGGGGCGGCGGCAATGAGCCTGGCGTTGGCGTATGCCGTATCGGTGGATGATCGCCGATCCCAATGTACGGTGATGCCAAGGGACTCACCATCAGCGTTGAGCAGGCCCCATCCTGGGTCGCTGTTTATTCCCGAGTTTTGTGCGTCGAATATCCATGGGCCGGGTGTATGATTTCTTGTCGTCATGTCTATCCTTTCCGTCGGCAGATGAAATCGGGATGCCCAAGGTCAGGCTCTTTGAGCGCATCTGCCGCGTGTGATGCCATTACTCGCGGATCAGAGGTTCCAACATTGGCGTTCGCTAGCGACCGCAACACGGACCTCAGCCGCTCGACTTCATCCACGAGTTCACAGCAAAACTTGTTCAGTATGCCGGCGGACTGGTTTCCGTTGGACGGCGAGATGTACGACTTGATTCGTTTCAGCCGGCCTTCTCTTAGCATGATTTTTTCTCCTGTCTGTTAACCTGGCCGCTCAAAGTTTTGTTGCTCCCGCCTTGCCCTCGGACGCGGCTTGCATCTCTCTCCCATACGCCGCGATCAGCAGCGCCTCGGCGCGGTTGTGGTCTTTCTTGCGGTTCAATCGCTCGGCCTGCTCCGGAAACAGCCGAAGCGCCGCCGCTCGGCTCGCGTCCTTGGTCTGTTGTAGAAGGCCAAACTTCCGTTTCCAGACTTGCGGCGACACGAGTGTATACGGCAACCGCAGCGCCGCGCAGGCCGTGCGCAGAGTCTCCAGCGCGCAGCCGAGTTGAAACGACTGCTTCGCGCCGTTGCGGCCCTTAAACTTCGGCCCGCCCATTGGCTGCACGCGCTCAATGTAGACATGCTCTGCGCCAGCGCCAGCCAGAAGGTGAACAATCTCTAGCCGGTTGAAGTCATGCCCGCCCTTCACGTCGAGCACGGGCATATCGTGAATCTCTGTTTCCGCGCCGCGCAGAATCGCAATCGCGCCGGTTACGCCTGGGTCGATGCCAACTATGCTCATTTGCCCACCTCCTCCAGCATCCGCATCAGCCCCGGCCCGACAATATTCCAGTCCACATACGGCCTGCCGCCCATGCGCGGGTTCTCGTGTAGGGGGCAGCCGAAGCCCGCGTCATCGACGTAGGCGTGCGCATACACCTTGACCGATCGCGTCCACGACCATTGCTGCGGATTGCGGTTCACGGCCCAGAGTGATATACCCTTGTCGTCGCACCACCTAACAGCCTGCCTCAGTGTTTCACCGCTGCGCATCGTCAGCAGGATTAGCTTCGCACCACGCTCCACGAGCCGCTTCAACCACTCCACCGCGCCTGGCACTTCCGCGCCGATGTCCGGGTAGCGGTGGTCAACGATCGTTCCGTCAAAATCGACTGCGATTATCATGGCTTCCTCGCTTTCGTCGCCGCCGCCGCCCGCAGACGACTCACCTGTAACCCCAGTTTCGCCCGGCGCTTGTCCGCACGCAGGCCCTGATTGAACGCGGGCGCGGTCAGCAGCAGCCGCGCGTACTCCCGTATCTCGTCCGCCGTGCGACCGGGTATCTCCATCACGCTGCCCA